AAAGACGATATCCATTTCTTTGTTATATTGAAAGGTAGACAGTTAGGTATAACTACTATTTCATTAGCATTAGATCTTTATTGGCATTTTGTTCATCCTGGATTACAGGGAACATTGACTACTGATACAGAAGAGAATAGGGATATGTTTAGGAGTACGTTATCCATGTATATGGATGGGTTACCTAAAGAGTATCGGATTCCCATGATTGCTCATAACCGGAATCATTTGTCATTAAGGAATCGCAGCAGGTTGTTTTACCAGGTTGCTGGACTTAGGTCGAAGGGGTCTTTGGGGCGTGGTAAGGCGATAACGTACTTGCACGGGACTGAGACAAGTAGTTGGGGTGATGAGGAGGGGTTAGCGAGTTTGCTGGCTTCTCTTGCCGAGACAAATCCGCAGAGGTTGTACTTGTTTGAGAGTACGGCGCGGGGTTTTAACATGTTCCACGACATGTACAAGACGGCTAAGAGGGCCAGGACGCAGAGGGCTATCTTCTGTGGGTGGTGGAGGAATGAGTTGTATTCGGTGGAGGCTGACTCTGCGGTGTACAAGGTGTACTGGGATGGGAAGTTAAAGGGTGAAGAGAAGGAGTGGGTCAAAGATATTAAGGGTCTGTACGGGGTTGAGATCAACAGTCGGCAGATGGCTTGGTGGCGGTGGAAGTTGTCGGAGGGGATTAAAGACGATGCGTTGATGTATCAGGAGTTTCCTCCTACTGAAGACTACGCATTCGTGATGACTGGGACTTCTTTCTTTTCAAATTCCCGGTGTACAGATGCTGCCAAGGTTGCCAAGAACACGCATCCGGAGTGTTTCCGGTATGTGTTTGGGGCGATGTTCCAAGACACGGATGTTTTGAAGTCTACGGAGAAGTTAGCCACGTTGAAGGTGTGGGAGCAGCCTATAGACACGGCTTACTACGTTATTGGTGCAGACCCTGCGTATGGGTCTTCTGACTGGGCTGACAGGTTTTCTATTCAGGTGTTTAGGGTTTATGCAGATGGGATGGAGCAGGTAGCTGAGTTTGCTACCAGTGAGATGAATACTTACCAGTTTGCGTGGGTGATCGCTCATCTTGCCGGGGCTTACAAGAATTCCACTTTGAACTTAGAGGTGAATGGTCCTGGTCAGGCCGTGATCAATGAGATGCGTAACCTCAAGAGGTTGGCGTCTGCTCAGTCTGGTGGGGCTGGTAGGAACTTGCTAGACGTTTTGGGTTCTATGCAGAACTACATCTGGCGCAGGAACGATACGATGGGTGGGTTATCTAACTCTATCGGGTTCTTGACCACGAGTCAGACCAAGGAGAGGATGCTCACCTACATGAAAGACTACTTTGAGCGTGGTCTTATGAGCATCAAGTCTATGGACTTGTTGGAAGAGATGAAGGGGATTGTTAGGGAAGGTGGGTTTATTGGCGCACCTGGGCGTGGCAAGGATGATAGAGTTATTGCCAGTGCTCTTGCTGCTGTAGCATATGCCGAGCAGGTTCAGCCTAGATTGATTGCTATGCGGTTGACAAGAGAGATTAACCGCAAACAGGAAGATCAAACGCCAGAACAGATTGCTGTTGGTCGCAACGTGTCAGATTATCTTAAACGGATCGGTATCTATGGTGCTACACAGTGAACTTACAGTTACGGCTATCCACGGACATGACAACGGCGCTACTGCCGTTCCTGCGCTCATAGAGAGCGTTTCTCAGTTGCCGGGATCTAGAGGTCTACTGATCTCTCTAGAGCGCCCACAGACCCTGCCAGACCACATCATGTGGAAGCAGACGGCACCGCTGGACTATTACCAGTATTCGATCTTCTGCATGTACGCTTTGCAGACCTTTGTGGAGACTGAATATTGTCTTCTGGTCCAAAGTGATGGCTGGGTGATAGACGGAACTAACTTTACGGGTAAGTACTACGAGTATGACTATGTAGGTGCTCCTACTCACCTTGGGCTATATGAAAATCATTTTTATCCAGGTTTTACTTGGAGCAAAACAAAAAACGCTCTGCCCGTCTTGAATGGCGGGTTTTCTTTGCGTAGCCGCAAGTTGATGCAAGCCTGTACCAAGTATGGGATTGTCCACAGGGCTGTTAACCAGGCTCCGTTCTTTAACGAAGATGTACAGCTCACCGGCTTGTTGCGGAAAGAGTTGGAGAAGGTTGGCGTTCGTTTTGCACCGCTCAACATTGCCAAGCAGTTTGCGGTGGAGTATCTTGCTCCCGATGTCCACGATGATTTAGACTTGGCAGAACTGGTTGGTCATCATGGTCCGACCAGACGGCTGGTATCTCACAAGAAGATTAGAATCAAGCATCTGCCTTCTCAAGCCAAAGACATCTACGGTGAAATAGAGTTCTTGGTCTTTTTGCAAAACCGTGGGTACGAAATTGAATACTCCCCTGTCCAGGCATGAACTGCGCGTCATCATGCGCCGGTTCATCAGAGACAAGAACCGTGGGATCTCTCTAGAAAAGTTTTCTGAACTCTGTGGGATTAACAAGAGGACATTGCTAGACCTCTTTCTCTACGAAGATGTTCGTCTGACCGAGTTTTACCAGCGCAGGGTATCTTCCGCTTACGAACACTGGAAGAATGGCGAAGTCAAGATCATGAGAAGGCCGGATGCCACCCAGTATGTAGACTATCGCAAGGTTCCAGAACCACCTATTTTTCCACACATGGGAGTAATTAAAACACCAGACGGCTTCAAACTATCTATCGGACCCCGTAATCGTCACGACTATTCTTATCCAACTTTAGACGAGAAATCATGAGCGTACTCCACGACTATCTTTGTGCAGACCACGGTCTGTTTGAATCCTATGAACCCAAATGCCCCATGAAGTTCTGTAAAGCAGAACTCCAGATGGTTTTCCTAAAACCTGTTTCCCTAAAGTCAGACAAGACTAAACAGGCTGACCATCACCTCAAAGGTTTGGCTGAAGACTTTGATATGACAGACATCAAGTCCACCCGTGAAGGCGAAACCCAAGCAGGAATGCACCATCACAAGTTGCCGCCAGCCGAAAAGGAACCCCGTCCAGGCGATTCCGCTATTTGGGGAGGCAATTTCCAAAACATTAATCTACAATCAGCACTTGCCGGACAAGTTGCCAAACCAGTTAGAGATGAATCAGTAGGGGTTAACCCTCACAACACTGGTAAGTTGACGGGTCCGAAGGCCGCGAGTTACATTGCAGACCATGAGAACCTGACAGTAAAACCATGAGAATTCCAAGCAATCCGCTAGAAAGAGAACTTTTCTATCTGGATACGATATATAAGTGCGCTGTTTCTATGCAGGACCGGCGCACTGACTATGGCGGGTTGCGCTCTTGGTATTTGTTTGGGAATGGGCCGGACGAGGCTCCGGCTCTGTACAACAAGATCTATCCCCACATAGATCAACTGTCTTCTTTCCTTTATTCGGCAGAGACAACAAAATTTTCTATTGATCTGGGCGCCAATGTTGATGACTCAGAACAGGCTAAACTTCCTGTGTTGGGCCGCGCTCTCAATGACAGGTGGCTAGACAGCAATGCAGACCAAGTGTTCTCTGCTGGCGTATCTTGGGCGTTGTGCTACAACTCAACGTTTATCAAGCTAATCTACCGTAACGGTATCCACCCGTACCTTGTAGAACCAGCTACGATTGGTGTGTTTAGGGAAGACACTTCCTACATGGACAGGCAAGAAGCCCTGATCCAGACGTACTACATCACCAAGTCAGAACTCTATAACCGGCTCTACTCCCACCCAAAACGGGAGGAGATTGTCCAGCGTATCACTTACTCTGAACACCAGCGCACAGACGTTCCTAACGGCTTGCAGCGCATCATCATGAGCCAGACGGACCCGACTCTGTACGGAAACGTCAACCTCGATTTGTCCGGACAAAATCGGTACAAAGCTCAGGTGTCTGAGCCTACCGTCGAAATGACGGAACTGTGGATCTGGAATGACGAGACTGAAGATTATCAGGTAGTCACCAAGGCAGATCCAGACATCATCATCTACGACAGACCTGGAGCAACCGTCTTTTTGAAAGGCGAATTGCCGTTTGTTCAAATCTGTCCGTTGCCTTTATACGACTATTTCTGGGGACAGTCCGAGGTTTCCCGTCTGATATTCCTGCAACAGATGCGGAATAAACGGATGGCAGAAATCCTCGATCTGCTCTCCAAACAAGTCAATCCTCCGACCTCTCTAATCGGGTTTACAGGGATTCTGGACGAGAAAAACTTTGCACTTAACCGTGCTGGTGGTCTTCTGTCTACGGACATGCCCAACGCCAAGATTGAGAAGTTATCTCCGCAGATGCCGCCAGACCTCTTTAGGGAAATCAACGAGATTGATTCCATGTTTGAGGAAGCGTCCGGTATTGTGTCCGTCTTGCAGGGACGGGGGGAGTCTGGGGTCAGATCGTCTGGTCATGCCAGCCAACTCGCCAGATTAGGCTCTTCCAGGGCTAAGAAACGTGCTCTGGTGATTGAAGATTCGCTGGAAAAGATGGCAACGCTGTATCTGAAGATGATGCAGACGTATGGGAACACGCATTACACGGATCTCAACGGCAACAAGTTCATTGCAGAGCAATTGCCCAAGAATTACGCTGTCAAAGTTGATGCACACTCGAATTCTCCCATTTTCATGGAAGATTCACGGCAAATGGCATTTAATTTGTTCAAAGCCGGTGTGATTGACAAAGAATCTTTGTTAGACTTGGTTGAACCTCCAATGAAGCAGCAATTGAAAGACAGACTCAAGAAAATGGAAGCAAAGCAAGCCCAGCAAGCCGCTATGCAGCCACCGGAGAAAAAGAATGCCTAGTCAAGCAGTCCAGAAAAATGGTGATCAACCCAGAGTGACCACTAAAACTCTGGATCAAAGACAAGCATCTCCTAACTTGACGTATAGAACACAGTCAAATAGGATGGGATCTGCGGGAAATAATTCCCGTATGACACGAGATTACACTCGCAAATGAGGTACGAAATGTACGGACGCAAAATGAAGGGTCGTAAGACCCGTCGGTAAATCCGCAATAGTGGTTATGGGTATGGCTGCTTACCCCTCTAAGTGGCCCCAATTAGGAGACTGTCATGGCACGCCGTGGTCGTAAAGGTCGCAAGTAATTGCGTCGTAACAGGTTTTTAAACCGGCCTGCGGGAGGTGGGCGATGAGCCTCCCACTTGACTTTTATAAATTAATAGTTTAAAAGTTCGCAAATGAGCGTACCTAGTGATAAATTGATGGAGTTGATGAAAGGCAGTCGCAGCGCAAATGCGTCAATGCCTGGTGATCAATCCAAGCCGCCAAGTGCGGATGAATCTCCTCCTATGGCTTCGCCAATGTCTACCCCTGAGAAACAAATGGGTACACGCGAAGCTGCAATGATTAATGTCTCAATTGCTCTTGATCTTCTGGAGCAATCATTGCCAGCAATTGGTTCTGATTCGGAAGAAGGCAAAGCAATTATTGATGCAACTAGCAAGCTAGGTGGTTTGCTAGGCGGGAAACGCAACCAGACGGCTGAACTTCAGCAGTCAGAGATTTTGCAGATGTTGCAGACTCTGCCTAAGGCTGGTGGCATGACTCCCGAGGCCAAGTCTCTCCAGTCAGCACCGCCCCCCGGTATGACGCCTCCAGGCGCAGCGGCGCCTAAACTAACTTAGGAGTTTGTTTTGGATCTTTTTAAACCTCGGGGCGCATCGGCCCCACGCCGTCCTACGGACGATAAGCAGGAAAACGGTCAGATTGTTAACACTCCCCGTTTTTCACGTTTTGGTGGCCTTGACAAGCCTAGCGATCTTTCTAAGAACCGCATGATTGTTCAAAAGCCAGCAGACGGCAAGAAAGTCATCTAACACCACATTGTAACGAGGGTAACAATGTCTCTTGAAAACCTTAGTATTGACGCCCGTGATGAACTCGCGGCGCTCGCTCAACAGTTGGCTGAAAATCCGTCAACCCGTAAAGAATTTTTGCGGATGACGAAGAAAGTTAAGCCTGATCTTCCAATTCCAGAACTGGAAATTGAAGAGAGCACCAACAAAGCCTTGTCACTGGCAGAACAACGAGTCCAATCGTTGGAAAACAAGCTGCGTGAGAAGGATGCACTAGATGATTTGCAACGTCGGCGCAATGCCATCAAAGCAAAGGGTCTGGTGAACACGGAAGATGATATTAAGGAAGTCGAGAAAATTATGCTTGACCGGGGTATCACTAATCACGAAACCGCCGCTGAGTATCACCAGTGGATGAAGCAGTCTGCTACGCCCACTCCATCAGGGTATAACCCACAAATTATTCAGAAAATGGATCTGAATAAATACTGGAAAAACCCTGTAACCGCAGCAAGAAACGAAGCGGTCAGCGCATTGCAAGAACTGCGCCGTCCGAATCGTCCTATTGGTTTGTAATTTTTACCGGAGATAAACATGCCTATTGGTGGTGGAATTCTTCCGGCTACGGGATCTACCCAATACACCGAGCTTACTTATGTAACTCGGAGGGCGTTTATCCCCAAGCTGGTTGTACAACTTTACAACTCGACGCCCCTACTTGCAGCTCTGATTGCTAACAGTCAGCAAGCCAGCGGTGGTGTTTCTTCAGTCACCGTCCCCGTCCAAGGGGCACAGTTTGTTAACGCACAGTGGTCAGACTACAGCGGATCTTTCGCTCAGCCGTCTGTCCAGCAAGGTGCGTTCAACGCTGAATACAACCTCAAGTTGATGATCACCCCAGTCCCATTCTTGGGAATGGAAGGTGTGGCACAGCAAGACGCTGCAATCATTCCTCTGGTCGAGGCTCGCATGAACGATGCGACCAACGTCATGATGGATGCTATGGCGACCGCGCTGTACAACAACTACACCAACACGCAGCAGTTTATCGGGCTTCCTGGCGCGATTGACGATGGCACGAACTTGACGACCTACGGCAACATTAACCGTAGCACCTACACTTGGTGGAAGTCGAAGGTTTACAACGCCGGTAACGTCAACCCAACCCGTCAAAACGTTCTGCAATACATTTCTGGTACCGTGAAGAACGGTGCTGAAGTGCCTTCGTTTGGTGTTTGCGGATTCGGAACCTGGACGCTTCTGGCGCAAGACTTCGTTGGTCAAGAGCAGTATGTCATCACCCCAGGATCTGGGTTTGATGCAGACAGCAATGGCCCACAAGCTGCGTTCCGTGCCCTGATGGTTGCCGGTGTGCCGATCTACCCAGATCCATACTGCCCAGAAGGAACCGTCTACTTTGTTAACACGAACTACCTGAACCTGTACATCCATGAGCAGGGTTCGTTTGTGTTTACCGGCTTTGAATCGACCCTGCCTAACTGGCAGATCGGTTACGTCGGCGCAGTCTTGATGATTGCAGAGATGGTCAGTACCAAACCCAAGTCTATGACACGGGTTGGGTCTTACAACTCTCTGAGCCTGTAAGGAGAAAGTCATGGCATTAGCCTTTAACAAAATCCTTGTAGCTGGCGCGAATTCCAATACCACTGGTGCTTACTTTCAGACCACAACTCTGAGCGTTGCAACTGGTGCTGGTAACGTTATTCCTGCTGGTACTTACCTAATGTTCCCAACCGGGAACGTCACCGTTATTGCTAACAACGGAACTGGATACAGCACCGTTATTGGTAACAACACTGGTGGTTTCGTAATTAGCGACGGTCAGAACGTGTATGCCAACTCTTTGGGTGGCACGCAGACCCTGACCCTGTTGACGGTTAACGGTGGGCTTGCGGCGACTGGCACATTTACTTCGTGAGGTGAGTAATGAACTCTAATCACGTAGGTGCCGAGTACCCAAATGCGTTTGGGTATTATTCTGTTGCTCAAGCTGACGCGATTCCCGTAAACGCTGTCAGCAACGTTGCTTCCGTGATGGGCGTGACGGGTACGACTTTTCTTGCCCGTCAAGCCATCGTTTACAACGCCAACGCTTCTGCTGCTACTGCAAACGTAGCAATCCTAACGAGCGGTGATGGAAACCTGGCAAATGCCATTTTCACCACCACTGCCATCGGTAACGTGACTGGCAACACCAAGTACCAGTTTCTTACCGCTAATACCAGTGTTAACACGACTCTGGTTACGGCAAATGCTCTGTGGGTTGCTGTCACTACGATTGCAAATGCTACGGTCAGCGTTACTGTTCTTGGCGACGTTCTTGTTCTGTGAGTGAAGTTTTTGTCACTAACTGTAGCGACACCGATTTAGCAGACCGCTATTCCGGTGTTGACTACAGTTTCAAAAAAGGCGTTGAGGTATCAATT